CAAAAAATGGTGCAGTTGGTAATTTTGGATTTAATTTTGATGGAAGTGAGTTAGATGCTGCATAACCATTATCACTATCAAAATATACGTTAGTTACATCAGATGATGCATCATCAAAAGATAATCGCGACATTAGCGTCTTAGGATCTGTGCTTTGTGGTTTATTTAATTTTTTTCTTAAATTCCATCTCTCCGTCCCTACAAATACAAGATTATCAACATCATTTAATTTTACAGAAAGTGGATTCGCTTCATCTAGTTCCGATACATATGGTTGAGAATCAGTCGCTGAAGGATATACAACTACACCAGGATTATTTCGATCTACAAATTCTACATAGTCACCTAATTTTAAGGTTGATCTGTCAATTGCAGTTTTTAAAGTTACATTCGACTTATTAACTATATTTTCTACTTCAAAAAATGAGGATGTATTATAAATCCATGAATTTGCAAAAACTTCTTTTCTACTCTTAATAGAGGGATTAAAAACTTTAACTCCTAAATTTTTAACACCTATAATATCTCCCTCAGATACATTTACATTTTCTGAGGTCTGTTTAAATTTTGATAAGATTCCTGTAATTCTAAATTCTACTTTTTTATCAGAATCACCCTCTTCAAAACCAAAATATATTTCATCTGAATATAAACTATCAGATGGTTTAAGTGGACTTGTCACTCCTGTGCAGCCAAAGAATTGGTTAATTGATTTATCAGAATAAGATATTGTGTTTATACCAGAAAGAACTGATCCACTCTGAGGAAACCCTATCGTTGAATCGACAGTTATGATAGATGATCCAACAGGCACTGCCTCAACAACCTTACTACTAGGAGTGATTTTAAAGTTACCCTCAACTAATGATGCACCACCATATCCAATAAAGAGTGATAGTTTGTAATATTGTTTCCCTTGTCTTGTAAAAGGTTCTACTTCAGAAACTGATGCTTGAGTTTCGGGGTCATTTAGTTTTTCAATTTTTCGAATTGTTTGTCCTACTAATCCAATAGGATTTCCAGATAACACCTCTACAATAACTGTTTCTCTTCTTAAATATTCTGCTGCTGATGGTTTGAAAAGATAATCTTCTAAATTAAGGATTTTGGGATCTACACCATATAAAACACGGAATAATATTTTAATCGCATCATCTGTTCCTTTTGATTCATAAAATGATTTTATTTCTTTTAGGAAATTACCAACGTTTAAATTACTCTCAAACTTTAAGTTTTCGAAACCTGGTGCAAATGTGCGTTTAAACTTGTCATAAAACTCTTTTAAGAATAAAGTGCTTAAATTTTGTATTGATGACCCTGCAGTATGAACACCTGCATTTGTTTGATTAAATATTAATTCCTCATCATTCAAGTCTGTGCGATATGATGATATGCCACTAAACCCACGAGTAAGACCTGTGAATGTATTTGTTGTCAGACCTGTATATGTGATAATTTCATTATCAATTTTTAACAATCCATATTGACTAGGAAATCCCTTTGTGCTTGAAACTGATAGGGTATCTACAGTCTGTGTGCTAATACCCACAGATAATGTGGGGTTTATTACTACAACTTCAGGTGTTAAATTGTCAAGATTAAGATATTGATCTAAATTTTCAGCAATATCCACTACACCACTTTGGTATTCCTGTGAGATATAATATTGCTTTAAAAAATCAGCAGTCTTTGGACTCTCATCCAAAATAAAATTTGGAAGTTGAGAAGATATTACATCTTGTATTTTAACTCTAGATTCAATACCTGTTTGTATCATACTACTCTCTTATTAAATTCCCATTTGAATAACTTGATGTATAAAAATCTCTAGTAAACTGAGTTCCAGATATTTCGTCACCAGATGCGATAACATCTCTCAACATATTTATCTTGCTTTTTGAAACACTTAATTCTAGATACAAATCTCTTAATCCAACTACATCATTTGATTCTGGGAATGCCTGAACTTCAATAACATTATTTCTTTGACAGTTGATTGTATATTGATTGTTGTTAACTTAACTTCACCATGAATATAATCAACTACTCCAGCAGATTTACTTACAACTCTTATTTGACCATTTTCGATTGGTTTTACGATTGACAATACACCAGTTTGACCATCCGCATTTGGTATATCAGTAATGTATACAGGAGATGACTCACCAGCAACAAAGAATCCTGTTGATTTAATATTATAACCGTTTGGATCTATATGAAAACGATTTCCAAAGCATAATTCATATTGTGCAAATTGATTTATTGTTGCCTTTAAATCTCTTCGAATGATGACTTTTGTGATATTACTTGTCAATGCTGTATCAGTTTTGTCAATGACTTGTAACATTTTACTGTATTTAAACCTTCCACCAAAACGATTAAAGTTAACTGATTGAGAGTATTTGTTTAAAGAATTAATAATTTTACTTTTTAACGTATCTTCGGTAGAAACCTGAGAATAATTATAATAAGATGAAATATCAAGTTCAACATAAAGTATTTTAAGGTCAATTAGTTTCTGATTGATACCTGCTACCGTATACTTTTTAAGTTGCGATATAATTCTTGATTTAGAAAAATCAGAAATGTAAGTGGCACCTTTTGGTTTAATACTTATTTGAACTGTGCCAAATTCTGGTGGATCTAATTCTTCTCCACCTACAATTGAAACTGATTCTGTTTCTGGATATATTTGTTTAATTATTGCTTCATAATCTCTTGGAGTAACTGCTCTCTTTTGTGCTGAGTAAACTTTTGGTGAATAATACTTTATTGAATCTATTGACTCAATATCAGAACCACCTTGTGATGAAGTAACTGTTGTCACAGTAGGTGTATTTTCAATTAATACAGAAACACCATTTGAAGTTCTTATAACATTACCAGAAAATGAGAAACCTGACGCACCATTACCACTAGCACCATCTGATACAATATAATCAACAGTAATTTCAGTTCCGTCGGCACCACTTCCTTCACTTCCTAATTTTTTACCAATTATTCCATCTCCAAAACGAATTTCATATTTTTCATCTTGAACTTCTTGAAGAAAGTAAACTCTAGAAGTTGAATCAATGTTCGAAATATCGTCCGAGATCAAATATTCACGTTTTGATCCAGCATCACCTTTCACATATACATGAATTGTTGAAGTATCAATGAAAGGGTTATCTAAAATAAATTTCTGATCTAAAGAATTATCAAATGTAAAATTCTTTGTCAAATATGTACCTTGACTAACGGTTAAATTTTCAAATTTAACAATATATCTACTATTCTCAATTACAACTGGTTTTACAATATTTTCAGATATTGAAAATGTAAATGAAGAGTCTTGTATACTACCAGTGCAAACTAAACCTTTCGTAAGTTCAACTGTAGTGCCATATGGACGTGGAACTTCTTCATTTCCATTTGCTGTGTTAATTGTCTGTGTATTTACTGCACCTAAGTCTAATTGAAAGGACACTACTGCCTCTGCAGCAGACCTTGAACGAGGAACATACCCAATGTTACGTGCGAGTGAAACAACGTTCTCACGGAGTGTCGCAGAGTCTAGAAAGGACTCATTCACGACCATATTTGAGTTGAATGCAGTGATGTATGTATTATACGCTAAAGTATCAAGTAATACAGAAAAGTTTGATCCTTCAAAGTCAAATCCGGAAAAATCACTGTTTGATCTGAGATAATCCTTGATTGAGGTTTTGATTTGATCAAAATCTAAATTTGTAAACTTGGTTATTGGCATTTTTTATCTTGTTGCTTCGAGAATGAATGAAAACTCTTGTGTAGGAAAATCTTGACCTATAATATCGAAAATTACTGTAATTTCAAAATCATTATCATCAGGACGAGGTTCAACTTCAACCTTTACATTATTAATTCTTCTTTCAAAGTTATTTAAGGCAGTTTTGATTTGTTCTTGTATGATTGATGCAGTACCAAAGTCTACAAAATCAAATAAACTACGATATACGTCAGAACCGAATAATGAATTGAAAAATTTCTCAGTAGGTATCGTTTCAACGATATTTCTCACTGATCTTATGATTGCTCTCTCATTTTTAAGAACAGGAAGATCTTTTGTCACAGGATGAGGCTCAAAAGACAAACTAATGTCCTTAAAAGACCTT